TTGGTTGGAGATGCTACCGGCACTGGTTGCGGCGGTGGTGGATGAGCTGTCCAAGCCGCGTGATTGCCCGACGTGCCACGGTCGGGGGACGGTACGCGTAGGGGCGTTGGTGAAGGTGTGCGCTACCTGCGGCGGCAGTGGCTCAGCTCTGGTGAGCGATCGCCGCCGTGCTGCTGCGATTGGCCGTGATGAGGCGGCATACCGCAGGGTGTGGTGTGGCGTTTACGAGTGGTTGTTGGACTGTATGCGCACCGCAGAACGGCAAGCGGCCAGGGAGCTGCAAGAGGCGTTGCAGGTAGAGGCTGCGTAGTGCGGAGTTGATGCCTCCGCACTTTCCCCCCTACTGTACGCGCCTGAGTGGTGCTATGCCCTCATTGATAACTTTCCCACGCCCTGCCCACCTCAGCAGGGCTTTTTTTGATGTGGAGCAATCCATGAGGGACAGCGTTTTGAGAAGCAATTTTTTCTATGATGCAGGCTTTGCAGTCATCAAAAGCGCTCCGCCTGCGGGCGTTGCGTTTTTGACAGCCGATAAGCTGTTGACGTTGGCGACGTTGTTTTACGTCATTCTGCAAGCGGCCTATTTGGTGTGGCGGTGGACGCGAGACGTTAAAGCCAAGAGGCCAGATGGGCAAGGCGATGCGGACGGCTCTGAATCCGGCTTCTAACGGGCGTCGAATGGCGCTTGGCCTGGCGGTCGTGCTTGGGCTAGCAGCCCCTATGATTGCGAAGTGGGAGGGCGTTGAATACCGCCCTTACCAAGATATCGTTGGCGTATGGACGGTGTGCTATGGGCACACTGGAGCGGACGTGGTTCAAGGGAAAACCTACACCAAGGCCGAGTGCGAGGCGTTGTTGCAAAGGGACATGCTGGAGGCCAGAGGCTATGTGCGCCGGTGCATTACGGTTGCGATGTTCCCTCACGTAGAGGCGGCGCTTGTGTCGGCCACGTTCAACCTTGGCCCCAAGGTGGTGTGTGGGAGCACGTTGCAGCGTAAGGCGCTTGAGAACGACTGGCCGGGGGCGTGTGCGGAGCTTGCGCGTTGGAAGCATGCTGGTGGACGTGAGATACGCGGGTTGACGTTGCGTCGTGACGATGAGCAGGCGTTATGTGAAGGGCGCATCTTGTGGAGATGATCGTGTTGCAGCCCCTTAAGGTGCTTGGCGTGCTGGCGTGCTTGTTGTGCCTTTTCCTGGTGCTGCGTGTGCCGTATGGGATGGGGTATCGCGCAGGGGCTTCTGAGTGGCAGGCAAAGTTCACCAAGGCAGATAGCGAGTACAGGGCGTTACGCGATCAGATTGCGAAGACGGAGCAGGCCATAAAGGCTAAAACCGATGCTGCCAGCCAGCAGTTAAAAGCAAACAGAGAGAACATAGATGAGGCGCTCAAGCAAGCCAAAGCCGATGCGGCGCAACTTCGCAGCAAGCTTACTGCTGCCCTGCGTGCTGGGCATGTCCGCTTGCGTCAGGAATGGAGCGGTTGTGTGCAGCCCGCCGCCGCCAGTGGTGTTGCCACCCATGCCGCCGCTGCCGACGCCCGAAGGCGTACAGACGGTGCAGGACGTATTGTTGCAGCCACCGCCACGGACGCCGCTGTGATCACAGGATTATGGAACGCGTGGAAAGCCGATCGTGATGCGGTGATCGCTGCCGGATGCGCGGTAGAGGCGCACCGATGAGCCGCAACGGGGTGTTCTACGCAAGCGCTTATGACACGGCGCGCACGCATGTGTTGCGCATGGCGGAAGGCGAACGGATGAAATGCACGTTAGAGATGGAGGGTGCGATGCCGAAAAGTGTTTCTATTACCTCAATGACGTTGGATACCAGCCGCCAATGTGCCGCCGATGCCGTTGCGGGGGATGTAGGTGCGCGCCGTTTTGATGTTTGGATCACCGGCCAGCGTTGCGGTGAGGGTGCGATTTCTGCACGTACAACGCTCAGTGATGGCGTTTGCCGTGTTCATCGTATTTTGGTGAGGGTGCAGTAATGGCGTGGGCGAAAGGCCAGTCTGGCAACCCCAAGGGCCGTGCGATGGGAAGCAAGAACAGGAATACGGCGGCGATCAAGCAAGCCTTTTTGGAAGCGTTCGACCAGCTCGGCGGTGTGCCTGCCTTGGTCGCCTGGGCGCAGGAGAACAAAACAGATTTCTACAAACTGGCGGCGCGGATGATCCCCATGGAAACGCGCGTCTCCGGTGAATTTGAGTTGAAAGAGGCGGGCGATGATGAATTGGATGCCGCCATTGCAGCATATGCCACCCAAGCAGGTATTAGCCTTGTTGTTAGAGGAGAAAGCACGGCGACGCCGCACTAACCGTCTGGCCGAGTACAGCCCGTATCCCAAGCAGCGCGCTTTCCATGCGATGGGTGCGGGCACGCGTGAACGGTTACTGGCGGCGGCAAACCAGTCGGGAAAGACGTTGTGCGCTGGGCATGAAGTGGCGATGCATCTCACAGGTCGCTATCCGCAGTGGTGGGAGGGTAGACGTTTTGAAAGGTCCAATCACGGCTTGGCGGGTTCTGAAACGGGGGAACTGACGCGGCGCGGCGTACAGCGCATTTTGCTAGGGCGCGATCCTAAAACGGAGATGGGGACAGGCGCGATTCCTGGAGAATGTATTGAGGGCGTGACCTGGGCGCGTGGTGTGCCTGAACTGGTCGATACGGTGTACGTGCGGCATGTGTGCGGGGAGCGCAGTTCGATCTCGCTCAAATCCTTTGACCAGGGTCGAGAGAAATGGCAAGCCGATACGGTCGATTGGGTGTGGTTTGACGAGGAACCACCCGAAGATGTGTATTTCGAGGGGATCACTCGGACCAATCGGACCTTTGGCCCGGTGTTTATGACGTTTACACCGCTGAAGGGCATGTCGAGCGTGGTGCGGCGGTTTCTGCTGGAAGAAGCCCCGGACCGGGGGCTGGTGCAGATGACCATTGACGACGCCGAACATTACAGCCCTGAGGATCGGGCGCGCATCATTGCCAGCTACCCCGCCCATGAGCGCGAGGCGCGCACCAAGGGCACTCCCTCACTGGGCAGTGGCCGCGTGTTTCCGATCGCGGAGGACTCGATTGCCATCGCGCCGTTCGCGATTCCTGAAGAATGGGCGTTGATTGGCGGGATGGACTTTGGATATGACCACCCGTTCGCTGCGGTCAAAATGGCCTGGGATCGTGAAGCGGATGTGCTCTACGTGATGTGTGCATACCGTCAGCGTGAAGCAACCCCTGTCATTCACACGGCGGCATTGAGGCCCTGGGGTGCACGCTTGCCGTGGGCATGGCCGCACGATGGGTTGCAACACGACAAGGGCAGCGGTGAACAGTTGGCCGAACAATACCGGCAGCAGGGGCTTTCCATGCTGGGGGAACGGGCAACGTTCACAGACGGTACCAATGGCCTGGAAGCAGGCGTCACGGAGATGCTCGACCGGATGCACACCGGACGTTTGAAGGTGTTTAGCCACCTGACGGAATGGTTTGAAGAATTTAGGCTCTACCACCGTGAAGACGGGCGGATCGTCAAACAGCATGACGATCTGCTCAGCGCGACACGGTACGCGATGATGATGCGGCGGTACGCGAAGCCACCGCACGTCGCCACATTTAATGTTTACGATTACTCGGTGGATTATTGAAGATGCCACGTACACAGAAAAAAGAAACCGATGCACTGGCCCAGATGCGCTCGCGCTACCAGCTCGCCAGTGATTGTTGCCGCGATCTTTACGACCAGGCGCGAGAGGATATTAAGTTTGTTACCGTCCCTGGGAACCAGTGGGATGAGTCGCTGAAGAAACGCCGCAGACACCGTCAGACGTATGAATTCCCCAAGCTGCGCATGCATACCCAGCAGGTGATCAACGAGATGCGCCAACAACGCCCCTCTTGCAAAGTGCGAGGCGTGGAAGAATCGGACCGTGGGCTGGCTGAAATCATGCAGGGGATTTGCCGCAATATCGAAAGCGTATCCAATGCCGATCATGCCTATGACATTGCGTACGAGAAAGCGGTCAAGGGTGGTTTTGGCGTGCTGCGCGTGACGACGGATTATCTCAACGAGGATGATTTCGAGCAGGATATTCGCATCAAGGCGGTACGCAATCCGTTTGCGGTGAAATTTGACCCTGCCGCCGTTGAGATTGACCGGCGCGATGCAAACTTTGCGTTTGTTGAGGAATTGATTCCGAGAACCGATTTTGAGCGCCGCTTTCCGGACGCCGATGTGTCTGACTTTGACGCAGATACACAGTGCGGTGCGTGGCGTGATGCTGGGCAGGTGCGTATTGCCGAATACTGGTGGAAAGACCCTAGAAAACGGGAATTGCTGGCCTTGTCGGATGGCCGCGTGGTGTTTGTCGACGAGATCGCCGCGCAGGCCGGAGTGAGTGTGGAGGAAGCAAAAACGTTTTTAGAGGCAGCGGGTGTGCAGATCGTGCGTACACGTACCATTGAGGGTCACCGCGTGTTGATGCGGCTGACCAATGGGCACACCTGGCTGACGGAGCCTTACGAATCCCCTTGCCAATTTATCCCCATCGTTCCGGTATGGGGGAATATCGAGACTATTGATGGTAGTGATTACTGGTCGGGCATGGTGCGTTTTGGGAAGGACCAGCAACGCCTCCATAACGTGCATCGAACAGCGCTTGTTGAAGCGGTCGCTAAATCCCCTAAAGCGCCTTTCCTCCTTGACCCCAAAATGATAGAGGGGCATGTGCAGATGTGGAACGACTCACATTCTGAAGACTTCCCCTATCTGTTGGCGAATATCCTGGAATGCAAAGGTCACAAGCCTGAGCGTGTCGAACAGGCCCAGGTCCCCACCGCTTTAATTCAACTGGCGGGCATGGATAACGACGATGTGAAAGCCGCCACGGGGATCTACGACGCGAGCCTAGGCGCACGCAGCAATGAAACCAGCGGGATTGCGATCAACAGCCGCAAAATGCAGGGCGCGGTGGCCACGTTTAACTACATTGATAATCTGGCTTACGCGGTGCGTTACACCTATGAAATTCTCGTAGACATGATTCCTCGTGTCTACGATACGCCGCGTGCGGTGCGTGTCCTGGGCGAGGATGGCGGCGAGAAGTGGAAACAGTTGTACCAACAGGTGACCGACCCGACGACCGGCCACACGGTCACCCTGAATGACATCCGTCAGGGCAAATATGATGTGGTGGTCACGGTGGGTCCAAGCTACGCCACGCAACGCATGGAGGCCGCTGATGCCATGATGCAATTAGCGGCCCAGATGGGCGGCGTTGCGCCTCAAATTGCCACCGTAGCCGCCTACGCCGGAATGCGGAATATGGACCTGGTCGGCGGGGAGGAAGTCGTAGCTGCTTTCCATAAGCTACTTGTCGCGCAAGGCTTGCTCCCTCCGAAAGACGGCGAGCCACCCCCAGAACCGCCCGCTCCGGACCCCGTACAGCTCGCCCACGTGAAGAAACTATCGGCGGATGCGGAATTGTCCGATGCCCGGGCGCAACATCAACGGGCCGACGCCGCACAACAGCATCTTGAGACATTGGCGGCTGCGCATGCCTTAAGCGCGCCTGCCGTTGATCCTGGGTGGCTTCCTAAGGCCCCAAACAACACACCGCCGCAAGGCGGTTTTTTTATGCCTGAAGGCCCTGCGCCTCACGGCGTGATACCGGCTGATCACAGCCGCGTCCGTATTGGTCCGGTCAGGCCAACCCCGAGAGGATGAGATGAGCGACGATACCAACACCGCTACCGTGAGTCTTGAGGCGGTAACACCGCCCACAAACGACGCGCAAGCGGCGCTGCAAGAACAGCAGCAATACCCCACACCGGACCCCACCGGTGAACCGCCCAGCGACACGGGCGAAGCGGACACGCAGGCCGAAGAGAAAAAGAAACAGGGCAACCGTACCCGCGACTACATTCAGCGGATCAACGGTGAAAACAACGCGCTACGCCGTCGGCTTGAAGCGCTGGAGCGGCAGCAGCAAAGCGGCCCTACGCGTTCCAGCCACACGCCGCAGACAGGGCAGGAAGGTGCGCCTGAGATTGAAGACTACTCCTACAACCTGAACGGCTGGGTCGATGCGCGTTTTAACCATCTGTTCCAGCAGTGGCAGCAGGAGCAACAGCAGGCCGAAACCGTCCGCCAGCAGCACAGTGCCCAGACGCGTTATGAAGCACGTGCCGCAGAGTTTGTGAATGCGCACCCTGATTTTTACGAAACGGTGGGCTCAATGGACCTTTCCCTGCTAAGCCCTGCCGTGCAGGCTGCGGTGATCCAGCACGAGAAAGGCCCTGAGATCGCCTACCACCTGGCCACTCAGGACGATGCGTTATGGTCCCTGGCTTCGGTACGTGAAGACTTACTGCCTGCTGCGGTGGAACGGCTGGCGGCGCGCATGGCCGCCCCCCAGACACACACACCCCTCACTTCAGGCCCCTCACCAGGCAAACCGATCAGCAACGCTCCACCCCCGCCCCCGTCAGTATCAGGCCGCTCCCCCACGGAGATTCCGTCCGAGAAGCTGACCGATGACGACTGGTACCGCCGCGATGTCGACAAGCGGCGCAAGCGCTAAACGCAACGACACACCAACCCCACACTTTCCATTGTAGGAGCACACCCTATGGGCACTCAGGCACTCACCCATCAGATGATCGCCCGTGAAGCGGCCAAGATGCTTGTTGAGCAGAACAACGTTGTTACCAACATCAACACCGAACGCTCCAAGGAATTTGGGGAAGAGATCAACGGTTACAAAAAAGGGGACACCGTAAAAATCATGATCCCGCCGGTTCCGGTGACCTATAGTGGCTCCGTCTTTGCCGCTTCTGGCGCGACATCCGCTCCGTTATCGGCACCGCCCATCAGCGAGAGTTACGTTAACTTGCAACTGGATCAGCAACACCACGTCCCGTTAACTTTTACGGCGAAAGAAAAGAAGCTGGACCTGACGGACTTTAGCAAGCGTTTTTTACGTCCGGCCATGACCTCGCTCTCCAGCAAAGTGAATGCAATCCTGCTGGAGTCCATGTACCAACAAACGCCAAACGTGGTGGGCACGTGGGGCACGGTCCCTAATACGCGCACCCCGTGGCGTTCGGCGGCCTCGACCCTGGATCGCCATCTGGCCCCGGAAGAGGACCGCTCCGCGCACTTCTCCACCGATGCCAATGACGCGCTGGCCGAGGCGAATGCGGCGCTGTTCCATACCTCCGACGAACTGCGCGGTGAATTCAGTAAAAATGCGGTCGGCCTATTTGCGGGGCTTGAGTTCTACAAACAGTTATCACTGCCCACGCATACCAACGGGTTAGGAGCGGGCTATGTGGTCAGCGGCGCAGGCCAGATGGGCTCGTCTATTTCAATTGATGGCAAAGCCGGAAAAAACGATATCACCAAGGGGTCCATCATCACCTTTGCTGACGTCTTTGAGGTGCACCCCATCACCGGCGCGACCACGGGTCGATTGAGACAGTTTCTAGTCACCGAGGGGTACATCGCAGGCGGTAGCACGCTTTCCATCTACCCAGCAATCACCCCTACAACCTCAGAGGGGATTGGTACCGTAGACAAAGCCCCAAGAGATCGCGCAGCGATTACCATTTCTGGCCAACCGTTGGTGCCCGCCGTTCAGAACCTTGTCTTCCACCGGGATGCATTCGCCACGGCGTTCGCCCCCCTTCCAGTGCTAGCCTCGTGTGAAGGTTATACGGCCACCATAAAAAACATCAGCGTGCGCGTGATGACCTTCGGCGATGGCAAAAACGATATGGAACATACCCGCGTGGATGTGTTGTTTGGCACGCCTGCCCCTGTCCGTCCTGATCATGCGTGCCGCGTGACGCAGTAACCCCTCTGACAGGAGCGCCCATGACCAAGGTGGCAGAGATCATCCGCGATGCGCTCGGGCATTTGCGCGTACTGGATGCCAACGAAGCAGTAGAAGCAGAAGATGCGGTTAAGGCGATGCGTGCACTCAACCTGATGATGCGCCGGTGGGAGGCGAACGGGATTGCGCTAGGTTGGTCGGAGGTTGCCAGCCCTGACGACCTGCTGCCAGCGCCCGCCGAAGCGGAGGAGGCTATTGGGTACAGCCTGGCAGTGTGTCTGCGCGCCAGTTACGGTGTTGTGTTGGAGCAGGATGTGGTTAACGCCGCCGAACGGGGCAGGGCGATGCTGCTCAGCGATACGGTGCATGCCAGCGGCGTTCGTATGCAGTACGCCCTGCCTGCTGCCGAAAGCCAACGGCGTTATGGTCGTGACGGGTGCGACGGATGAGCGCCCGATGGCGTGAAGCCCCTGTGACCGGAGGCGCTTACAGCGACGAGACACGCGCCTGGTCGGTGCAGGATACGGTCAACTGGATTCCAGAAGCCGCCGAACGGTCCGGGGGGCGTTCATCCTCCATGTTGCGCTGCGCTCCTGGGGCGGCAGTGTTCTGCGTCCCTGAGGCCGCTAACCCCGCTCCGGTGCGCGGATTGCATGATGTGGAAGACAAGCTGTTTGCAGTGATCGGTACAAAGCTATGGCAGATCACCACAGCGGGGGTGGCCATCCCTCGCGGCACCATTCCAGGCGTGGAGCGCGTCAGTATGGCGCACAACCAGATCGCCGGAGGGAACCAGCTGGTGATCGCTAACGGCACCTCCGGTTACGTTTACAACACAGGGACGGAACGGCTTGCCGAACAGATCACCGGTGAAGGGTTCCCTGGGTTCAAGGCGTGCGATTACGTGGACAGCTACATTGTGGGTGTTGAGCCTTCGGGCAGGTACTGGTTCCATTCTGCCCTGGCCGACGCCACCAGCTACAGTGCCCTGGACCGCTACGAAGCCGAAAGTCAGCCGGACCGCATTGTGGGATTGACCGTGCTCCATCGCACTGTTTTCGTGCTGGGTAAACGCTCCGGGGAGTTCTTCTACAACAGCGGCGCAGCAACCGGCACCTTCCAGCGCCATGCAGGCACCGAAATGCAAATAGGCTGCGCCAGCAGGCATACCCTTCAGCAAATGGGCAGTGCCGTGTTCTGGCTGGGGCATGACGGTCGTGTGTATCAGCTGAACGGATATCAGCCAGCCCGGATCAGCACACCGCCGCTGGAGCAGGCCATCACCGCGTGCAACCACGAAGAAGCGTTCGCCTTCACCTATGAAGATCGCGGGCATCAGGTGTACTACCTGACCTTCCCCGATGGGATGACCTGGGGGTTTGATGCGTCCACCCATGAATGGCACCGCCGCGAGTCCTTCGGGATCAGCCGCTGGAGGATGAACGCCTGTCTACGGTGGGCCGCACAGTGGGTGGCTGGCGATTTTGCAAACGGCAAGCTATACACCCTTGACTGGGGGATGCCGTGGGAGCACGGTGAAGTGATTGAGCGCCGCCGTGTGAACGGCGTACTGCACGACCATCAGAACCGGCTGACCGTGGATGCCGTGGAGCTTGTGTTCGGGACAGACGCCCTTGGTGGCTACAAAGGGCCGGGCGACCTCAATCCCCCACAACCTACTGGGCCTGCCCTCAGCGGCGACGCACCAGATGCCCTGAACACACAGGCGTACACCTACGCCTACACCATGCAACCTGGCGCAACACCCATCGTGGCCGTCAGTGTGGTGGACGGCTCGCTTCCTGGTGGGCTGAGCCTGGATCGTCAGGGCGTCCTGTCAGGCACCGTGGAGGTGGCGGGGCTGGCTTCCGGAACCAAGCACGCCTACCCCTTTACGATCCGCGTGACCGACGCGAACGGGCTGTGGGCATCGGTGACCGACACGATCATCATTACAGCCGCCGAGGTGCTTTGCGGCACTGCCACGAGCTATAGCGGAGGTCAGGCATTCCCGAATAGCGTGCACGTCCAGCTTGGGAGCCAGACAGGGCTGGTCACACTGGCTTACGCCACCGTTGCCAACCCTGATAAGTTCCAGGTGTGGATCGGTGGACAGAAGGTCATTGATACGGGCTACCACGGCGACACCAGTTATCAGGCGCAGCTGGATGCGGACCTGAGCAGCAGGGGGTTGCCCTCAGAGACCATTATCCAGAGGCCGGGGAGTGAATCCACTCCGGAAGGCCAGTTTGCCGACAAAAACTACGAAACAGCCACGTTCCAAAAGACCACCGCCGATACGATCGCTGAGGTTCGGGTGTACTCACCGTTGGAGGGGACAGCGTGGCAATTTCACCTGGACTGCCCAACATGAGCCGAAAAGTGATGCTCCGCTACAGCAAAGACGGCGGCTACAACTGGTCGGCCTGGGTAGAACGCGATCTTGGCGACGTGGGCGCGTTTCAGAAGCGCGTCAGACGTTACCGCCTTGGACAGGGACGGCAGTGGGTGTTCGACATCCGTATCACCGATCCTGTGGCCGCCAACCTGCTGTCCATGTCGCTGCAAGCCTCGGCAGGACCTGCGTAACCCCTCATCCTTCTTTCTGGAGCAATCGTAATGCCTTGGGCTTCTCTTATTCCTGCGGCGGGTTCTATCCTCGGTAGTATTATCTCCAACCGTTCCGCCCATCGGGCGGCGGATGCGCAAACACAGGCCAGCCAGGCGGCGATCGCCGAACAGCAACGCCAGTACAACCAGACACGGCAGGACCAGATGCCTTGGTTGACGGCGGGGCAAAATGCGCTGGCCGGACAGCAGGCCGTACTACATGGCGACTATTCCGGCTTTCAGAACTCCCCCGATTACGCGTACGCGTTGCAGCAGGGGTTGCAGGGCGTGGATCGCAGCGCCGCCGCACGTGGCTCGCTGTACTCCGGCGGACATCAGGCGGACCTTGTGAACTATGCTCAGGGTTTGGCGATGCAGAACCTTAACAACTACTGGAACCGATTAGCAGGGATGTCTAATGCAGGACAAGCCGCCTCTAGTCATCTGGCCAGTTTTGGGCAGAACTACGCTGCCAACATGGGCAACCAGCTCAACAATGCGGCTCAGGCGCAAGGCTGGGCCGCGAACAGAAGCGCCGACAACACCACGAACATGCTGATAGGCGTTGGTAACGCTATTGGGAACCTGTACGAAGGGAGGCAACGTCACATCGCCAATGGGGCGTCTTTCGGGAACGCCTATACGGAGGACCCCTATACACGCAACCCTTACATCAGCGATCCCTACAGACAGCACCAATGGAATACGGGAGGTTAAGCCATGCCGAATCCACTAGAAGTTTACCAGGGCATTAAAAGCGGCTTCGACGAAGGCCGATTGCGTGCCATTAACCGCCTTGCCGGTCAAACCCTGACCGCCTCCGATAACGCCCAGCGCGATGACTACATGCGCGCCTTACATGGCGTTGACCCGATGGCTGGCTATAAAGTGCAGCAGCAGTTGCAGCAGGACGCACAAGCCACACAGGACCGGCAACAGAAAGCCGCCGCGGGGTTGGCCAGTGCGTGGCTATCCACGGCCAACGCGCCCCCCGAGCAGCGGCAACACTTTTACGACACGTTTATCGCCCCCCAGTCCCGGGTCGCTGGGCTCCAGCTGCCGGACCAGTACGACCCCGTCTCACTGGACCAAACCGCCAAAGCGCATCTGGCCATGCTGCAAAGAGGCCCAAGCGCGCAGCCGTACACGCTCGCTCCGGGGGCACGTCGGTATGACAGTAATAACGCGCTGGTCGCCGAAGCGGCCTTACAGGAGAAACCGCAATATGACGCGGCACGGGCAGGGTTCGTCAAAATGGCTCCCGATGGCACGCCTGTATTCACGCCGGTTCCAGGGATCGAACCCAAGCCCGACACCTCCCAGATGATCACGCCGTACCAGCAGGCGCAACTAGGGCTGAGCCGAGAACGCCTGGCGCTTGACAGTGAAAATCGCAGGGATGTTGCCGCCACGAAGCAAGCCGCGCTGGATATGAAAAACAATCAGGTGCACCAAGCGGCGATGGCTCGGTACAACGAATACGTGGGGAGCGCGCAAAGCCTGAGCGATGCAATCGACAAGTTGCAGACGTCAAAAGGCTACAAGCAACTGGGGACGCTTATAGGTGGAGGGCTGTCGAAACTCCCATATACGCGTGCCACTGACGCGCAAGCGCAACTGGATAACATCGCCGGACAGGTGGCATTGACCACGATGCAGCGCTTAAAGGCACTCTCTCCTCAGGGTGCCTCCGGCTTCGGGGCGCTGAGCGAGAAAGAATTGGAATTGCTCAAAAGCTCGATCGCTACGCTGAAACCTGGGGTTTCCCATGACGAGCTTAACGCAAGCCTGCGCACTATTAAGAAGATGGCGGACAAGGCCGCCTCCATGCCCCCTCCACAAATCGACGTCTCTGCTCCCGCAAAAACACCGGCAAGCACGGCGACACCCACTGCGGGGGCCAAGTACCGCCATGTGTGGGGGGATTGAAGCATGGCCAAAAAATGGAGCGAGGTTGTCTCATCGCCGCAGTACATGGCGCTATCCCCACAGGAACGTGAAGAAGCACGTAACGAATATTTCAACCATGTGGTAGCCCCGAACGTTGTTAATCAGGAGGAACTTGCCGAGGTTCGTCGCGCTTTTGATACAGATACGGCACCGAGACAGCAGCAACAGGGGCGTGCGCCTGGTGGTCCTGTTCATCCCGCGCCCCCCGTCGATCAGGCGGCGATTGCGCGTCAGGTGTACGACGACTCCCCCTGGTATCAACGTCCTTTCATCGCCGCTGGGGCAGAAATGAACCGCATCGGGCGCGGCCTTCAGCAGTTGGTCACCCCTAAAGACTCAGCTAGGGGGCGTGCCCTGCAACAGCGTATCGATGCCGATGCGCCGATGCAGGAAGGGGTCAACGGTGTTTCTGGATTTATAGGCCGCGTATTGCCGTATGCAGCGACAGCCGTTATTGGAGGCCCTGAGGCTGCCGTACTTGGGCGGCTGGGGCAAGCGGGCAAGTTGGCACAGCTTGCTGCCAAGGCCGGTGTGGCGGCGGCGGAAGGGGCGGGCTATGGCGCATTAGGGGAAACCCGTACAGGGGAAAACCGACTGGCCAATGCAGGCTATGGCGCGCTGGGCGGGGTTGCGGCGCGTGGGGCACTGGGTGCTGCCAGAGGTGCGGCGGGTGGTTTAGCACGTCGTGGCGATCCGCTCCTCCAAGCAGATATCACCATCGTCCAGCGTGAAGGCATCCCGCTACATGTGTCTCAGGTAGCCCAATCCACACCGGCGCGCACGATGGCCAGTATGGCCAAGTACCTTCCCTTCAGCGGGGCCGATGCCGCTGCACGGAACCAGCAGAACGCCTGGAATCGCGCACTCACACGCCACGTAGGCGATGCGACGGATCGGCTGGATGACAGCTGGATCGCCAGACAGAAGCAGGCATTAGGTGACGCCTACGACACGATCTGGAACCGTAACGATGTCACGATCTCCCCCGAAACAGCCACACGGATGCATCAGATTGTGCAGAACGCCTACCGCGATCTCGGTACCGATGGCGGCAAGGTGGTCGAAAACCAGTTCGGACGCATTCTGGATGACATTGCGCAAGCAGGGCAGGAAGGGACGATCAGCGGCAGGAACTACCAGCGGCTCGCGCGTACTCTAGCCCAGGTGCAGCCTGGAACATCGGTCGGAAACTATGTAGGGCGGCTGCGTAAGGAGCTGATCGGCGATGCTGAAAGCTCCATCAACCCCTCTGATATGGCGTTACTGCAACAAACAAACCAGAAGTACAACAACTTCAAAACATTGGAGAAGCTGCTCACTCGCCAGCCCGGCGCAAAGGCCGATATCGCCCCCGCAGCGCTATGGAGTGCGGTCAACGCTCGCGGCCCGAAGGCGACGCAGGAGTTTCGCGAGTTGGCCAAGGTGGGTCAAAACCTGCTAAAGGACCCTATCCCAGATTCAGGGACGACAGGGAGGTTAGTTTCGCTGAATCTCTTTGGCGGCGGGGGTGCCCTGGCAGGCGGCATTGTTCCGGCCCTGACCGCATTGGCAGGCGGTGCGACGGCAGGGCGCGCATTGAACTCGCCGTTCGTAGGGAACTGGCTTGCGCGTAACGCAGGCACACCGGACTTCTTTACCAATCTGCTAGCAGCTCAGGGTTCTAAAGGGGCTTGGCGTAAAGGGCTAGGCCGTGCGGGGCAGATCACCACTCTGGCAGGTAGCAAGAAGCTTCTCCAAGAGGAGACTCCTTAGCGATCAAAACGCTTATTAAGCTTGTCTTCGGCCTGCAATGCGATGCGGTTAACGGCGCGCTCTTTGTCAAATTCAGTGGTCCATAACTTGATGGCGAATACACGCACCAGCCAGCGCGGCGAGATTCTGACGATAAACGCGCCAAGAAAATGCACGGCCGCCGCGTAAAGCGAAATCACTACAGGGAAGACGAAAAGCATGATGAACACCTTCCAGAAAAGCTCCACACCCACCTCACTTTAAAAAGCCCCTTTTGCGGGGCGCTTATTCATTAGTTCTTGGACGTAATCACATGACCGCCTTTCGCCTGTTCTCACGCCTGAACACCTTTTATGGAATGACAGGGCAATTGCTGGCCGCAGGACAGCTTAAGTTCTATGACGCAGGCACGACAACCCCGCGCCCTGTGTACGGCGATAGCGGATTGGCCGTGAACAACGGTGTTACGGTTCGGCTGGATAGCTCAGGTCGCCCTGACGTGGATATCTGGGGGCAAGGGTCCTATTTCGTCGAACTCTTTGACAGCCTCGGTGCAAAACAGGGTGAGGCTGACGGGGTGTCCATCCCTGGCGGCGGAGGCCTCACCATCCCCGCATTGGATTCCAGCAAATTCCTGACCAATAACGGGGCAATACTGCTGTGGTCAGCCATTCGGGAAGTCCCTGACCCTGTCGGGATGGGCGGTAAGGTACTTGGCACCGATGGTGAGAATCTGCTTTGGCAAAGCCTCCCACGCCCGCCGGACCCCCAATACACCGTCAGCACGGACATGTTGAAGATTGGGAATTTCATGATCCAGTGGGGGCGTGACACAGCCCCTGCGAGTGGCAAAACGGCCACCTTGAAACTGGTGACGTTCCCAAAGCCGTTCGCGAATACCCCCTATTTCGTAAAAGCCAGTGTCACCGCAGCACTTGCCACCGCTAGCAGCCTCGTTGCAGAAAGCGTGAGCGGCACATCAACAACTAACGCAACGTTTAACTTCGTGATCGCAGACAGTAAAGAGAAAAACACCGATCCGATCATCTCCCCCATCCCTTTTGACTGGATCGCCTTCGGGCAGGGCGTCGCATGACCACCATCCCGCACAATAACGAACCGTTTCTTGACGCCTCCGGACTGGTCACAAGAAGCTGGCGCACCTACCTGTCCTCGTTATCCCCAAGCGATGCCGCAACGCAGTTACAGCAGCAGATAGACGCGTTGCGGGCCGCTATCCATACCGCACCCCCCAATGGCAGTAGCAGCGCGCCCAATGCGCAACTGCTTGCAACAGGCTCAATCAATGTGGCGGGCACGCTTGCTAGCGGCTTCGTCAGTCTGAACCTTGAGGGGGATGCACGCTCCCCGGGAAGCACGTCCTACTACGGCACCGACGCCACCGGCGTAAAAGGCTGGCACCCCGTTCCGGTGGTTTCAGTGAATGGCAACACAGGGAGCGTCTTGCTGAAGGTGAGCGCGCTTGCCGATGTGGACGCCTCCGGGATAGCAGACAAAAAAGCATTGGTGTGGGATGCCTCCGCGAATACACATGTGTACGCCAATACCGCTTTCGCAGGTGGTGGCAGCACAGGCGGTATGCGCATTGAAAACATCGCATCAGCCGCAACCACCCTGACACAATCCCAGGCAGGGAGCTATTTGAGATTCACGTATAGCGGAGCCAAAACGGTGACCGTCCCCGCTGGGCTGCCGGTATCGTCAGGGATGGCCACCGTGCTTTCCAACCAGTCCAGCGGAACACTGACCCTCTCCTCAGGAGCAGGCATGACCCTTAACGGGTCGGCAGGCACGTTTGTACTGCAACAGGGCGAAGCCGCCACCCTTGTGTTCCTGAGCAGCAGCGAAGCGGACGTCATCACCGCAAGCATCACCGGACAAGCCAGCTACACGACCGCTATTTGCGTTGCGTTTAACGGTAAAACCCAATGGGGCGATATCGCATCGCTTCCCTCATCAGTCATCGCAGATGTGCCGCGTACTATTCTGGCGCTTTACAGCCCACTCGGCGGCTTCGGCTCTAGCGGCACACGGCAAGCGGTATTCAGCGGCGGCACATTAGGAACACCGCAACTACGTATCGGTGCTGTTTCCGACGAAACCGCATTCACCTATTGTGAGTCTTATGCGGATGGGTCCAACCTATACGGCGGGGTCGAGGGCGCGGGTTCTGCCACAGCGGGGCGTTGGACTGCTCACGCAGGCAAATACGATGCGGGGCGTTGCTATGCCGCTACACACACCACACCGTGGACGGACTCCGACCCAACCTTCACGCCATCGACCTTATTAACTCCTGTACCCCCGTTCACCATCGCACGGCGTTATAACGCAGGATCACCCGATCGCTATTTCAATGGTTATCTACACAGCCTGGGCGTGTTCAACAGGGCGCTTTCTAGTGTCGAGATCACTGATTTCTTCACGCATAAGGATTTAACGTCTATCAATGGTTTAGTGTCGGGATGGCGGTTCGGAACCGATGGGCAAGCCACCGTGCCTAACTTAGTGGACGGCGAAGCGCCATGTGTGCTTTCCGGTGCTCCTGATTATGTCCGTGCGCGCATCTGAGCACTTCAGGAAATCAACACCGAAACCCCTACATCGCGCTGCGGCATTCTCTGATACCACCACCCCCACCGCGTCCAGCATATTAACCCTGCCGGACGCGGGGCCAT